ATGTTAAAAGTGTATCTGAATCATTTGCAAATGGTGCTGATATTGTCACCATGCCACCTAAAGTATTAGATAAAATGTATAATCATGTGCTAACTGATAAAGGACTACTTCAATTTGATCAAGACTGGAGTGAGGTACAACACATGATCGGAGGATAAATGCATAACTTTACAGTTTATTCTAAACAGGGTTGCCCTTTTTGCACAAAGGTGGTACAAGTATTAGAGTTGGCAAAATTAAATCATGTGGTCTACAAACTTGGTGATCACTTTGAAAGAGATGCTTTTTACGAACAGTTTGGTCAGGGATCTACCTTTCCTCAAGTCGTAATAGATGGAACCAACATTGGTGGTTGCACAGATACCATCAAATATCTTAAAGAAAACAAACTAGTCTAATGAAACCCGAAGCTAATTTTGAAAATGTTTACGATATGATAGAACACGCTATAGAATATGCATTTGAAGGTAGAATGCAACTTAAATTCTACGAGTTTCTAAAGTATCGAAAGACAAAAAAGGTAGAAGTAGATTCATTTCTTAACAGTTCTACTGCTAAAGAATTATCAGATCAAGTATTAGAATTGGAAACTTACATAAAAGGTGGTGATAAAGTCTTGAAAGAGGCTTACGGACACATACCTAAACCAAAAGCAAGAAAGATAAAAACTTATTTACATGGAATACTTGAAGACGCATGGAGGTATAGCAATGACCGAAAACCCGGAAGGAAAAAAAAGACTTCTAAATAAAGACAAACCCGAAATTAATCGGGGTGTGGAATTATTATTAAGAAACAGGAGGGAAAAACCAAACAGATCTAAAAAGTTCCAGTTAAAGTTTTCTCTCTTCCGCAGAGAATTTGCTTTTTCTTTGGACATCAAAAAGAAATAAAATCTCTGGAGGATTCATGGAAACATTAATAGTAACACTGACATTAACAACTGTGATGTCACTACTTGCATTATTAGTAGGAGGTGTGATAGGATGGATGTTAAAGCAACATTCTTACGAAACTAATCACACAGCAGTTGCATATAATCATCCAGAGATGTATGATGAAAATGGAAATCTAGTTCCTGATGAAATTCTAGCTGTAAGGTTTGAAAATTATGACAACAACGACGAAGAAGAAGAAGACTGAATGGAAGGTGGCACAACTGCCACCTAATCCTTTTATATCTGAGATATTAGAATTAGTGCACAAGCAAAGAACAAAAGCACATAAAGTGAAAGTTCTTCAACACTATCGAGATGATGCATTAACTGCAATCCTCATATGGAACTTTGATCCAAGTGTAGTTTCTGCATTACCTGATGGTGATGTTCCATACAAACCAAATGATGTTCCAGAAGGAACAGATCATACATCTCTAAGAAGAGAATGGAAAAATCTTTACCACTTTATCAAAGGTGGTAATGATGGATTGAACTCTCTTCGTAGAGAGTCTATGTTTGTTCAAATGTTAGAGGGTCTTCATCCTAAAGAGTCAGAAATTATTTGTCTCGTAAAAGATAAAGAACTTACTAAAAAATATAAAGTTACTTTTGAACAAGTGAAGGAAGCATATCCTGATATAGTATGGGGTGATCGTACATGACAACCAAAACTGAGGAGAAGAAAGAGGAACTAGAAAGAAATGCTAAGTTTGATCCTTCTGATTATTCTTGTGAGATTCTTTTAGAAAAAACCACAATGGATAAAGCAAAAGATCCTAACTTTCCTAGTGATGCTTTCTATGTTTATTATAATAAAGATAATAAAGAACTTTTAGATGTAACTCGTTCTTCTAAAATGGTTAACGTTTTTAATTTATATTATGATCGTTATGGTAAGAACGCTGTTCAAAAGATTGAGTATGGCCATGGGTCAGTGAATCCAAATATGTGGGGTTATCAAAAAAAAGAAAAAAAACCAAAGAGAAAAAGATGAAAGATGAAGAACTCAGGAAACAAATAAACGAACTCATTCGAGATGAAATTCAAGATGTAATTAATGATTATGTTGATGATAAAGAAGAGAGTAGTAAAGGTGGCTTGGGTTTTGTCAACAATGAAGATGATAAATTAACTGTTAACGTAAGTAACGATGAAGTCGATAGACTTATCAAAGAATATAAAAAGATAAAGAAGAACCAAAAATCTAATTTTTCACAGATAAAAAAACTTGGTTTAGTTGATAAACATGGAAAACCATTAAATGTTAAGCACTAATTACCGTAATCGAATAGTCGATATCTGTTGCCGAATGATGTCAACAGATGGAGAAGTTCCTCTAGATGATAGAATCTGGATGAATAAATTATGTGAAAAGAATTTACACGCAAGGGAATTAGCAGGAGCATTACTTTGCCCTGATAAACTAGGGTAAACCCTATAAATTAGGGTAAACTGTAACACATGTTACACAACTGCTTGCCTATATAGGCTGAATGTGTTAATATAAACACATCGTTCATCCTATGATAGAATTTGCACTACTAGCATCACTCCTCGCTGATCATAACGCTTCCCATTGGGAGATGTCATGTGCAGAGTGGAATAATAATAGGATTGAGATACTCAGTGATGGGAATCTTATTCCTGATGCAAAGGAGTACCTTATAGATTACTTCCGAACGAAAGTATCGGATGATAATTGTCAAACATTTACCATAGGACGCAAGTAAGCCGACTCGGAACGGGTTCGTTCATCCTTATCTCATGATTGAAACTTTAATTGCTGCATCAAGTGCTGTCACCACTATGGTTACAGTATCATGTACAGATATTAATACTCTTGTTGATCGTGCTAAAGTCTATCCTGACCTTAGTGTAGAAGAAAGACAGGAAATTATTGATTTGTATTATGATTTTGGTGAAAAGTATGGTTTGAATTGTAGGGACGCAAAAGCCGACTGAAGGAACGGATTTTAAAACGTCCAATTACTTTAGGAGAAACCAAATGGCACAGGTCACATACCGTGGTGTTAAGTATGACACCGATAGAAACAAGGCACAGCAAACTAGCAAGGTCGATCTAACTTACCGTGGTGTAAGAGTAGAAAAAGAACTTACAAGTGTTAAATGATTGAAACTCTTGAGATATGTTTAGCATCTGCTATCTTTCTCACAATCATAACTGCTGAAGTTAAGTTTCTATATGGAAAATAAAACAGAGGGGGTTTACACCCCTCTTTTTTTATACTATAATTACAAAAAACATTTCATGGACAAAGGAAAGTTAAAAGAAATTATCACTAGTTTAAAACTAATTGTTGAATCTTTAGAGTCTGAAGTTATGTCTGACACGGAATCTTATCTATCACATGATAAGTATGAAGTGATAAAGAAAGAATTAGACTATGATGAAATTTTCGAGGACGACGAATGAACGTAAAACTGATTACACTTACTCCTAAAGCAGAGGAGACGATGGGCTATATTGCAAGAGTAAGTAACCCAAAGAATCAGGAGAATCCAAAGGTTGCGGGTCTTTTATCCTATTGTATTAAACATGGGCATTGGAGTGTCTTTGAGCAAGCACACATGACCATTGAGATCAATACTACCAGAGGACTAGCAGCACAGATATTACGACATAGATCTTTTACTTTCCAAGAGTTTTCTCAAAGGTATGCTGATAGTAGTCTTCTAGGAGATAATATACCTTTATTTGAAATACGTCGTCAGGATGAAAAGAATCGTCAGAATAGTATTGATGATGTTGATCCATTCTTAATTCAAAAATATGAAGTAAAGATAGAGAAACATTTTAAACAAGCAATGAAAATATATCAAGAGATGCTCAAGGATGGTATTGCAAAAGAGTGTGCAAGATTTGTATTACCTCTTGCTACACCAACTCGTTTATACATGACAGGTTCGATAAGATCATGGATACATTATATTGATCTACGTGCTTCACATGGAACTCAGAAAGAACATACTGAAATAGTCAATCAGATAAAATCTATTTTCGTAGATGAACTACCTGTTGTCTCTGAAGCCCTTGAGTGGGTCTAAATAACTTTACAAAACTTAAACACACATGCCTACGTATCCTGTAATTAATTTAGAAACTAAAGAAAAAAAAGAACTGTCTATGACGATGAAACAATATGACCAGTGGAGAAAGGACAATCCCGGTTGGGATAAAGACTGGCAAGCTGGTTGTGCTAGTGCCACTGAAATTTTTCGTTGGAGTGGTGAAGCAGCATCCAGTGGATGGAATGAGGTTCTAGACAGAGCATCCAAACAACCCGGTGCCACAGTTCGCAAGAACAGAGATTACAGTTTCTAAATTTTTCACATGCCAATAAAGCAAAAAAGAAAACCACCAATAGGTGCAGGATTATCAGTAAAACAAATGAAAAGAAAGAAACCTATCAATTCAGATTTACTAAGAGATGTTCAACCTCTTACACCTAATCAAGAAAAGTTATTTCAATCTTATGATAACAATCAAAACTTGGTAGCATATGGTTGTGCAGGTACAGGAAAGACCTTTGTAACACTCTACAAGGCATTATTAGATGTCTTAGATGAAAAGACACCTTATGAGAAAATATACATCGTCAGATCGCTTGTAGCGACCAGAGAGATTGGATTCCTTCCGGGTGATCATGAAGATAAATCTTCGCTATATCAGATACCATATAAGAATATGGTTAAGTATATGTTTGAGATGCCAACAGAGGCTGATTTTGAAATGCTCTATGGAAATTTAAAAACTCAAGGAACAATTTCTTTTTGGAGTACATCATTCTTACGTGGAACAACTTTAGATAAAGCAATTGTAATCGTTGATGAGTTTCAAAATTTAAACTTCCATGAG